AACCTAAGGTTTACAACCCTAGTGAATGGGTTAACGTTGATAGCTTCAACAGCAGTTGAAGTACGACGAGCTGGAATTGTTGTGAACATAAAAATTCTCGGTAAAGGACAATTGGAGAGGAGTTGTAGTTAAGTTATATTTATCTCTCTCACCTTAAAAGGAGAGAGAAATATAACATAACGTTAAACAACTCTCTCTGATCTCCATTCTAGCAGCACTCTGTCCACTTTGGTTCATACTATTTACATTCTGTAACAATACTAAAGTATTGTTGTTTTGGTGTGGCAACAGATCGCTTGACCTCAACCCACCAAGTCAGGCAGGGCAACGCGTCTCAAATCATGTGTATCACGTGCAAAATCTTTATCACGTGCGGTCAGGGAGCGAGCGAAGCGAGCGGAACGCTTGCTATGACTGGATTCTCTGCGGACTATCAATCCGCCGACTACGTCCAGAGGGCATCGACCCCCTTTGGGGGGTGTCCTGCCGCCGTCGTACTCTATATACCACTTCAGAAATTTATGCCAAAATTTAAGAGATCTGTCCACTATCGACCATAAATTGGAACAACCCTTTATCCGTCAAAACATGCTTAAACATATCGTCAAACACCTTCGGTGGAATAGTACAAATATGTGCTCCTGCTGCGAATGCTCTACCTACTGTGGCAGCATCTCTAATACTTGCAGCTAATATCTTTGTTTCTGATCTGTTATGGCAAAATACTTTAGCAATATCTCTTATCAAACCAATACCATCATGTCCGTTGTCGTCTAAACGTCCAACAAAAGGAGACACGTAGGTAGCTCCAGCCAATGCACACAGTATTGCCTGACTAACACTAAACACTAAGGTCATATTAACTCTCAAGCCCATATAACTAAGCGTCTTACAAGCTTTTATACCTTCTACAGTACAAGGCAACTTAATAGTTGCTTCATTAACCCATAACTTACCGTACTTAATACCATTAGATATCAAAGCATCCGCATCTTTACCGTCTACCTCTATAGACAAGTCTTTAATACCGATATCCTGTATCAAATCAGCATAAACATCATCAGGTTCTTTACCACTCTTCTTTATTAGTGTGGGGTTAGTGGTAACCCCTGAGATAACTCCAGTTTCTAATCTTTCGTCTATCTCTTTTACATTTGCTGTATCTAAAAACAGCTTCATTTTTTAAAAACTCCTATACGGGTGAGGACGTACAACGTAAGTGCCGTCCAGAATAGTATTTCTAATCCGATATTATTCATCTTCTTTTTCTGGGAAATACCCAATGGTAAACCCACCATCTTCTGTCTCTTTTACTACTGCGTTATAGATTTTATCTGGTTCATCAAACTCAGCCATATAATCAGTAATAGCCTTATCAACTGTTTGTTCTGCTTTAAGGTTTATGTATCTATTTTCTAAACCAACCAACATACCAAGTATTAGAAAGTTAATAGGTGGGAAAGGAGTCTTTAAACTCTTATATAACTCTTTAAAGGTATTTAACTTTAGTTTATTATCCATACTAGTTAACGTAGGTAGTGGTAGTAATTAGAAGTGATATCTTTCATGGATATCCAGCTAATAGTTGTATTAGTGAGGGAGAGTCCACCCTTCTCTCCCCTAATAGTTGGTGCTTGGTCTAAACCCAGCGAGGGACTGACTTTCCACCAGCGTTACTTCTAGCTTCTTGTCTTTGATGTATATCTAGGTTTAATGCCATATGGTTAGCTGAAGCTTGGGGGTCATCAAGGAAACCTTGTATCATGTCATCCCACTCTTCTTGTTTCTTTAGGTCTATCTGATGTTGAGCGGAGATAGAGAGTGCATCTATGTAGTATTTAACTCCCTGCGCTAACGCATCTAACCTATCGTCATGTTTAACAGCGTATTTCTGTCTACACATCCTACTCATTTGGTAGAAGAGCATGTATAGCAGTCTTTCTTCTGGAGCTGCATCTCTGTTGGAGTTGTAGTCCCATTCGATGAGAGAGCGATTGACAACAAGCCTATGTTGATTAAGAACAGGCTCAAGGGTATCAATAATACGATCTTCTTTTCTGACATTAGCTCTTACTTCTTCTACAAGTATTCTTTGTTTTGTTTGTTGTAGGTGTTTTTTAAACAGTTCAGCGACTATACCGTCACCGAAGTTAGATTCAATAACTAGTGTATTTACGTTGTATTTCTTGCAACCTTTTAGTATGTCAAGCAAGGTACGATCTGAATACCCATCTCTGTAGGCACGCATCTCATGCACGTAGAGGAGCCCGTTTTTTTGGGATATATAACAAGCGGCGGTCTCGTCTGATCCCCTTCCTGAGGGGTCCACACTGCAAATGGTTTCTTGATATCCAGTCCAGTCTCCTTGCAATTGCATAGGTGAATAGAAGTAATCTCCGGGTAAGCCCACTGTTGGTAGGTCTTTGAGAACATTTCTTGGATCTGAACACCATACGATGTTGTCGGGTGCTTCAGTAGGATTAACGCTGGTAACAATAAGGTCAGCCATTTTGAGAGGAAACTTCTCAGCGTCGCTAAGAGAAGTGTCCAACATAAATTGCAACATGAAGTTGCTACGTCCCATAGACGCTTCTCTTTCAACAAGGTCATCTTCTGTAAATCTGTCATCTGTTGGTGTCCACGGAGTAGCACCGTTATCAATGTCTTCCTGTAGTTGTGGAGCTATTAGTCCTTCGTAAGGTGTGTTGTTTCTTGGGTATCTGGCAGTCCAAACAAACGGTCTGTAATTCCTGCTTGCCAACTTACGATAAATAGTAAAAGTAGTCTGAGGAGTCCCGAGATACATAATACGGCTATCGTCTTTTGGCGTAAGGATTGATTCTGCTTCGGTGCAGAGTTGAAGAAGCTTTTCACGCATCAACTCCGTCATACTGTTCCCGGGAACTTCTATGTCGTCCAGAATCATTAAGTCTGCTCTGCTTCCCGTTAACTGACCAGTAATACCAACACTTTTGACTGATGGTGCCTGATGAGGTGAGCATAGAACGTCGAAGGAAATTCTTGACCATCTTGCGTCGTCGCTCTTTGGTTGTAGGTGACTTAGCCATGGTGTTTCTATAATTAGTTTTTGTAAAAATATAGACATGTTGTCAGCTCTCTCTTTGGAGGCTGAGACTATCATTATTTTCTTTTCTGGGTCATTGAAGAGTGTCCACAACACAAACGCTCCAGTAATCCAACTTTTTCCGACTCCTCGGAAGGCTTGGATCTGTAAACGTTTTGGTCCGTGTTGTAAGTACTCTGCAATGGCGTATTGTGCCCTAGTTGGTGAAGGGAGATCAAGCTGGTCCCATAATGCTTGCAGAAACAGCTTGAAATCGCCCTGTAAGGACGTTAAAACGTCTTTCATGTACGAATGTGGATAAATTATGCAAAGTCTGCTGTAAGGGCTTTAAAGATGCTTTTATAGTCATCTCCCAGTTCTATCTCACCAATAACTTTGTTTGTATCAATGTGTATGATTTCCATTTTGTCGAGAGTACCATTCATCTTTACTGCAAATGGTTCTCCGGGTATTTTTTTTAGATGTTCTTCTACAGTACCTTTATAGTTTACAAATCTTGGATTGTTCCATACAAAGGTATTAGATATATCAGAGTTTTTACTAGATGTATGAACATCCCAGTAACGACTACTTTGTAATATGTTATGTTCTAAAACAAATCCAGTTGTACCTTTAGGTTTTATACCAGTTTCTTCAAAAATACGTTTATTACCTTCAGAAACTTGACTTTTTAAATCTTCAAAGTGATCTATGTCTGCCTGACTAGAATAACCGTTTGCAACTATTCTGTCAGCTCTTTTCTTTCCAGACTTTCTTTGGTTTGCTCGTCTTAATTCTGTTTGTTTAGTACCAACAACTGGACCACCAGCATATTTATTTTTTATACCGTAAGAACCTTTACCTAATTGAACATTATATTTAATGCCATTTTTAGTTCTTGAATAACCTAAACTTTCGTAAAGTTTGTGTATTTCGCCAAAGTCATAAAAGTTTTCTTCTCCTACTTTCCCGGGAAAAATGTATTTAACTGCTTTACCAAAATCTAATAAATGTTCTTTAGTATTAACATCAAACTCACTATTCCATTCTGTTATGTCAGTTAGTTTAGTAGGTTTATTTGTTTGCCAATTATTAAAGGTATAAACAGGCGATGTATTTATTCGCTTTTCTCTAT